TTCAATTCGATTAAAAGTTTCAACATTTCCCGAAGTACCGCCCAAACTTTCAATTGTATTTCTTAAACAATTGTCCGCTTCATAAGTTCCGCCGTTGGCTTTTACTCTATTGTAAAAATTGTTTATAGTTAACGCGTTTGTGTTTTGAAACTTTGGCGTTTTGATATATAATGAAACTATCATATTACGTCATTTATCAATCCGAAATTGTATTCAAAATCAATTTCGTAATTAATCAATCTATTGTTTAAGTGCGTTTTCTTTTCGCTTGACTTTGATTTCACATTCACCGGTTTGTTGTCCAACAAAACCACTTCGCTCAAAAGTAAGTCTTGAATTAAATCAAAATAAATTTCGTCAACCCAACCCGTGTTGCACTTGATTGTTTGTTTGCCTTGTTGGTTGAATCTTCTTCGTTGACCTTGTAAAATATTGTAGTCTAAATTTGAAGGCAATAAATTGAATTCCTTTGATTCGGTTTCGATTGCTTCTTTTGACGCTTTGAAAAATGTCAAGAATTGCCACCCACCAAAACGATTGATAAAAGAACAAACAACCGGCGTATATTTTGATTCGCAAATTTCAGTTGAATAATATTCCCAATAATCGTCGCCGTTTACGTCCGCAGTCAAAGGCAATTTATACATTGTGTCTTCTTCAATAGTTATTGTTCCATAACCAATGACGTCGAATTCACCTTGTTCATAAAAAACGTTTACATAAGGTACAAATGACGCAGTCTTTTGAAACGTTATAAATCTATTTACCAAAGGAATGTTAATACTATTTGTATAATAATTATACCCGTCTGAATACGCGTTGTACCCATTCAAACAAATATATGTTTCGTCGTTAATTTCTACGTCGTCCGAATATGAAATAACTTGCATATAACACCAAGTTTTTGTATCTTCTTCCGTTGGAACACTAACTGAAACCGGACTTATTGGCTTAATGTATTCCTTTGCGAAATTTGAAATGTTCCAAGACAATTTTGTTTGGTTTAAACTCGGAACGTTTTTGCTTAACGTGTAAGTTGGTGAACTGGGTTTCGTTTGGTCTTTGTTCCAAATATACAATTCTATTTTTCCGCTTGTTTGACCCGTTTCGTCAACTTCAATAAAAAACGGACTTCTCACAAATATTCTTTTCATTACTCTATTTCTTTAATTAAAAATTTATCCAAATCCTTGCCGTATGCTTCAAGGATTTCGTCCGGCAATTGCTTGAATCCTTCTTCAAATGGTTTGCTGAAAAATTGTGTTGCAGTAATACCGCGATTGTAAATTGCACTCGAAATCATTGACACCATTTGTTTGCGGTTTATGAATCGCCCTTGCTTGTCGCGAACGTTTGTCAATCCTTTTCGAATCACCCACTTGTCAATTGCACTTCGAAGACCGCCTTTTTTTCCCGTTCCACTTCCGAATTGATAGGGTGAATTCGGTGCTTTGGCACTCGAAGTTTTTCCTTTGACCCCTTTGTCAACAAATTTCCAATAATCTTGGGCAAAGAAATCAAACTGGATTGAATTTGGACTTACTTTCAATTCATAGTCTAATGATTCCGAAAGATTTCCCGACGCGGACTTATTGGCACTTTTTAAATTCGCCTTTGCTTTGGCAATTACATATTCGCCAAATTCTTGAAACGTCTTTTCAACTTCCTTTTGATCCATAATTAATCGCAAACAATTACTTCGTTCTTAATGCCCAACGTCAACGTTGTTTGCCACCCGTCCAATTGATTTGAAAATTGCAATAGCATAGGAATCAAATTCGGCTCGTTTAACAAGTCAACGTCGTAGTCGTTGTACTGCAACTTCAATTTTGTAATTAAGTGGTTTAAAATGGCGTGACAAGTGTTTAGGTTGTCAAGTTCGTTGTCATTTCCAAGAAATTTGTCACGAACGTTTGATTTTACAACGTTGCGAATATCCAATGAAGTAACTTCAATATCAAATGAAACGTATCCGTTTAAAACTTGCGATTGCGTCACGTTCAAATGAACAAGCGGATAAATGTTCTTTTTATCAATGTCTATCAAATCGGGTGTTCCGTGTGTGATTGTGTTCACCAACGGATTCGAATCGATTGTCAATTTTAAAAACTCTATTATTTTATAAAATTCATTCATTCTTTTTGAATTTATTATTTATTTGTTTCGCTTCTTCTTCGTCTTGTTCCTTTAAATACAAAAGGAAGGTAAGCGCAAAATGTAAGTTTGTAGTCTCAACGCGTTCGATGTCAAAATAATTTCCTCGCGCAATTTTTGCAATTGAATGATACCAACCCCAGCGTTCGAAAAAACTTCCACCGCTTCCGAATTCTTGTCCTTCGTCAATAGTTGTTCGGAATAAGCCATTATATTGTTCAATAATTCGATTTTTAAAGTCCAAAAAAAAAGCACCGCACCAACTATGCAATCCATTCGAATGTCGAAAAATTCTTCGGCGTATTTGTCGCCCTCGAATCCCCCAATGTCATATAATTGACCAAATCGTTTTGTGATTGGTCGATACATTGCGGACGCTAACTTTGCCCAATTTTCCTCACTACCTAAATGTGAATCAATGAACGCATAAGTTCCGATTGATTCTTCGTCGAAGTTCGGAACGAATCCATAAGTCACACCATTTAATTTGAACGTTCTAACAAGCGCCGGTTTTTGTTTTAATACTTCGGACAAATGTTGTATAATTTCCGTAAAATCATAAGCCGGTATTTTCATAACGTCTTCGATTTTCAGTTTGCAGAAAATTGAAACCATTTGAATTGCAATAAATGTTTCGTCTTCTTTGTTGTCTTCCAAAACTTTTGAATAGCGCAAATATTGCGACAACTTAATTTCGGATAAATCGCTCGGAATTGTAATCTTCATAAATATGCCATTTATAATATAACAACAAAAAGACGTTTTGTTTAGACTTATTTTTCATTCCTTATTTAGAATGATTCTAAATAAGCATTTATTTATATTATTCTTTATTATTTTTTTTCCCACGTTACAAAATTAATATAAAAGCGTGACGCAAATATGTTAATAAAAGACGCAAATTGTTAATAACAGACGCAAATCAATATCTTTAAAAATTTGCGTCACGCTTTTTTCGCTACTTTTTCAATCTTAATCTATTGGTTTTTAATAACTTACAAAATTAATACATTTCTAATTAGACGGAAAGACGCAAATTTTTCATTTTTTTGGGGGGAGTCTATTTTTATTTTGATGCTGGGTTGTACATAAGGGATTCCGTCTTTGTGTCTTCGTCCCAACGTCACGAAAAAAAAAGCACCCACCTAAAAAAGTGAGTGCTTCGAAGTAAATCAAAAAACTAATCAATTATGAAAACGTTGCAATATAATAATTATTTATGTAACGCGGAATTTTTTATTGATAATTTTAAAATGACTCATTGCAAAATAACGCAAAGCGTCAATCGCGTGATTCATTTCGTCAATAGGTTTGTTCAATTTTTTTCCGGTCTTGTCCGTGTCCCAAGAATAAGCGCGAAATTCTTTTATCAAATTGGTGCTTGACTTGGTGACAAGGATTTCTTTTTCTTGAAGGATTGCGATACCAAATGAAATTGAATCCTTGCCTTTGACAACGGGTTTGATATTGAATCCAGCACGTCTTATTTCTTCAATTGATTTCGGCTCGGCTGAATCAGCGTAAATTGGAAATCGTTTGTCTTGGGTCATGTTTCTAATTATATCCGAATTCAAAAGTCCGGTTGTGTAAATTCGTTCGTCAACAATTATTTGGTTGTTATATTCGAACACGGCAACAAGCGCCGTCGGATCATTCGTGAAACCAAAGTCAAGACCGCACCCAATAAAGTTTGCTTCACTTGGAATCGTGTCAATGATTTTCCAATTAGAAAACACCACACCTTCAAGCGACCCGATTTGACCGAGTCCGTAAACTTGCCACCAATTTTGCCAATAGGAAGACGTCTTCGCTTTTTCCTTTGCCTTTTCAATTTCCCTTACAATTGCTGGGTCAAGTGCTTCATTGTCCTTATATGTCAATATGATAAAATCCGAATCGATGTCATTCATTAATTCGGAATGTACCCAAAATTCGGACGTCGGGTTGTAATCTAAATAAATGAACTTCTTTGTTCGGACGGATAATTGTTGATATGATTCAAAGTCGATGTTGTTGCATTCGTTAATAAATAGAATGTCACGTCGCGCCCCTCGAAGTTTGTCCGGTTGGTCAACTGAAAAGAATTCAATAAAACTTCCGTTCTTGAATCTATACTTCAAATCGGATTTGTTCAATTGTTCGTCGCGGTACAAATCGCAAAAAATCATTATCTTTTGGAAATCCTTAATTGCACCCCGTTTCAAATGTGGTATTGATTCGGACACAATCGAAATTTCGGACATTGGATTTTCAATCGCATAGGAAATCAACAACGGAAGAATCGAAAAAGTTTTCGAACTTGACGTTCCGCCTTGAACGATTCGAATTCGCTTTCGTAACCTTGCAATTTTACTTTGTGCCGTCGTCTGCTGAAATGACATTTAATTCTAATTGTTTAAAAATAGGTTTTTCAATATTGAAGTTCACTTCGGATTCAATCTTTTTCGGAATGAAGTATTGCGCGTATTTCGCGAATAGATCCAAATACTTCGCTGGGTCTTTTTCCAAGACGTCCGCAAATGCTTGGTGAATGTTTGGAACTTGCGCTTCAAGTGTCATAATAAACAATTCACGCGCTTCGAGTGTGAGTGCATGTGTGACACCTTTCGGCTTGAATCCTTTGTGTCCTTTTTGAAATCCGCGTCCTTTTTGAACTTCAATTTCTTCATTCATAAAATCAATATATTTATATAAACAAAATTCCTTTCGAAATTGTCTTTTCGTTTATCTTGTCTATTTGTTCTTTGTTGTTGTCGTAATGCGTTGATACTTTGTTCTTTTGAACGAATGACCATTTGTCGCGCCCGTTTGTGTAAACAATTTTGTTTATACCAAGTTGCTTTGCCGTCGATTCAATATCCGAATTGTCGTCGTTTGAATTTCGTGCGGTTATAATAATTACTTCAACGCCTTTTTCAA